ACTAGGTCACGAAATTCTGCCTTTAAATTATGTTGCTGCTTACTCCCTACTCCGTTCATCGCCAATCTCCTTTCGTTCTCTATTACTCGTTAGGGCAGTCGTAACTAGCACAAGTAGTAAACCGTTCTTGATCGTGATGGTTTGGTACATCCCACTTCGGAAGAGGATGATATCTGATATAATAGAGATATACACTAATATGATGAATGAGAGAGCTTTCAGTGTTGGGAACAATAGCCTGAATATCAATCCCTGGTGTAGGATAGACGCTGTTATATACGACATATAAGTAACAATGGCATAGAAGACAAGGGTTAAAATGATGGACGCAATCAGATAAATCATTGTTTTCTACCCTCTTTGTCTTATTTATCCCTACTAATATAGAACTTTATAGAGTGTTTTTTGCAATATCTTCTATATTAGAGGTATAAAAATTTTTCTCAAGTGGAGGTTATGTCAATGTTGAAGTATAACAAGCAGATGCACATGAAGGTTATTCTCATTCTCCTAGCAGAAGCGTTAGCCATCTTGATTACAGACTTTGTATCAGCGAACATCGTTCCGATTGAACACACAACTATATCTTATATTGTATGTGGAGCGGTTTTAGCTTTTGCTGTAGTCAGCTCGTATGATTATATTATACGAAAAGGCGCTATGCGTGCCCAACAGGAGCGGCAGGACTTAATGAATACAGCCATGCTTCGCTACAGCACAAAGCATAGAGACCACAGATAACAGGAAGGTAGGTGCTTCAAATGTTTGGATTATCAGAAAGAGAACTAGACGACTACAGAGAAATTGCCCAGGATTTTGCGGTGAGTGAACTAACACCTATGATCGTAGAGGAAGCTAAATTACTAACGGTATTGATTGAGAAGGATGGAAAGCTATTACCCCTCCCGTCTTACATTAACAAAATGATTGGTGATTTAGAGCAGATTATTACGCTAACTACAGTAAATATGGCATGTGACTACGCAGGTCTAGTATCTGAAATGAAACTGAAAGAAGCAGAAATTATTAAGCACTTGCACGAGAAGTACGAATCATATGTAACGAAACAGTTCATCAAATACAATCTATGCTTTACTGTGGAGTCCGCAGATCGTATTGTGGGTGAAATTATCCTGGAACTTCCGTATCTGTACGTAGATGCAGTGGACAATGAGGAGTTCGATGGGGACAAGTACTTAGAGGAAAAGTTAGTGGCTTACAACGAATACTTAGAAACTAACCCAATCTTTGGTGAGGAAGACGAAGAAGAATAGGTGAATTAAAATGGTGACAAAAAAAGAAATCGTACATAAAAGGCGGAAACTCATGAGTCTAGCCGAAAAAAGTCACTCATTTAATAAAGGAGACAAGAGGGTGCATACTCCCAGGGTATGTGTGGTGTGTGGTCGCCCTCTATCCTCTTTAATTATTAATGAGAATAAGTACATAATTATACAGGCTCATACCCGCTATCATTTAAACGAATGGTTTATTATGGACGCTTGTAGAGACATTACATCGTGCTACAGAACACTAAGGCAGAAAGGGGAGCTGATTGAAGATGTCAATGGCTGATAACATTCGTAACGGTATCAACAAGAAGAAGCAGGCTTTCGACAGTGAGAAAGAGCTTCGAGATGTTTTAAACTCTGCTTTAACCAAGGGTGTATTTAAATTCATGCAGCGTATGGATGCAGGTGAAATTCCAATCGATAACATTGCAGACCTACATCGTGTAGTTGGACTATACAAAGAGATGAATGGTATCGCAGATGTTATGGACGGTCAAGGTGCATCAGGAATGCTGCCTGAAATCAACATGCGCCAGGATCAGGTAATGGAAGAGAAGATTCGTGACGGTAAGATGACAACAGACGAAGAAGGCAGAGTAAGTGTTATGGACATGTCAGCGGAAGAGGTTGCAGACTTAATACGAGATATGGATATTGCACAGAACAAAGAAAATGAGGGAACATTCTAATGAACAACAACATCGATGGAAGAATGATCGCCAATGTTGCCAAGCAAACATTCGGTCGAACAGATTTAACAAAAGACGAACTATCATACGTACTGACGATGTTAAACACCTCGTCTTACCTGCTGAAACATCACAGAGTTAAAGGTCATCCAATTACCTTCCACGTTAGCGGACACGAATCTAACAAAGCCCAGGCGCACCGTCCTTGGCAGATACAAATGATTAACGATACACACCCAAACAAAGCAGTTATCAAGTCCCGTCAGTTGGGGCTATCCGAGGTTGGGGTAGGAGAAATGCTATGGTTTGCAGACTTATATAGTTATGCAGGCGTGAAGTGCTTATACACATTCCCGACCAACCGACAAATGAAAGATTTCGTTTCCACTCGTATTAACCCCCTATTAGAGCAAGGTTATTACGCTACAATCTCTGACCCTAAGTTTGACTCGTTGGAGAAAAAGAAAATTAGAAATAGCTTCATGCTGTTCCGTTCTTCTAGTAAGGGCGCTGCGGTAGAGGGTGTCGATATCGATTACCTTTCACTGGATGAGTATGACCGTGTAAATGCTAGTGCGGAAATCTCGGCAATGGAGTCTATGTCATCTTCACAATTCGGTGTACTTCGTAGATGGTCAACACCTACGGTACCGAACTACGGAATCCATGCACTGTATGACCAATCTGACCAATGTGTGTACATGCATAGATGTGACCACTGTGGACACAGACAGCAAATGGATTACGAAAAAAATATCGAGTGTATGGACGAAACGGGTGTCGATGTCCTAGCTAAGACTGTAAAAGACGGAACATTCCGATTTGTTTGCCAAAAGTGCAGGAAGACCCTCGATAGATGGTATAATGGAGAATGGGTAGCTGCTTATCCCGATCGTACTTTAAATAACCAAGGTACTCGTGGCTATCTAATTACCCAAATGAATGCGGTATGGTTCACTGCCGATAAGCTGAAACGTAAAGAGTT